GACCCCTCTGCGCTTAACGACCCCTCGGTGAAAACCAGACGCAAGCACGCAGCAGCAGGTGACTTTGTTGAAAAACCAGGTTTCAAGGAAATAGCCCGATATGGTGGGTTCAGTACTTACAGACCTCCTGGAATCTTCGACGACTGGGTACACAAATGCCTAAAAGTCTTCGACCCGGAATTCCACTCTTCTCTTCGGGGTTATACTCGACGTGGTGAAGGTACAGTCGGAATGTACAACGCTTTAATGCGGTTTTCGGCCCCTCCCACCAAGTACACAGCCCTTTCGCCCTCACAACGAGTAGCAATGACGAAAGCTATTGCTTCAACCCGAGAGCGATTCCGTTTACCGAACAAGGTACAACCACTCGACTGGCACCAGATCGGCGTTCACATGCGCCCTGATACGTCAGCTGGAGTTTCCTTTCCCGGCAAGCGAAAAGGAGAAGTGATGCGTGAAATTTACCACGCAACTCGTTGGCTGGCCCATCGCATAAAAGGCGATGGCCGCTCCCGGTTTGATCCAACCAGGATACAGTTCCCTCCCTGCATTGCAGGTGCTCGTGGACACTTATCTTCGGCTGAGGAAGTGAAAACTAGACTCACTTGGATTTATCCCGCGGAAATGATAATGATTGAAGGTCAATACGCTCCAAGCCTTTACGACGGCTACGTTAACCTTCCCAATTCACCCCTTCTTTCCGGAAAAAGCGCACAGCGTTTGTACACAGAATGGTTACTTCAGTACCGTGATGGTGAAAACCTCATTGGACTCGACTTTTCTGCGTTCGACTCTTCCGTCCCTACTTGGTTAATCCACACAGCATTTGACATTCTACACGCAAACATCGAATGGGAATACTGGAACGGCGAAAAAGTCTCTAAACGCGAGCGACAAAAGTGGAGAAATGTTTGGGATGCCATGAAATGGTATTTCATCAACACTCCAATCCTCATGCCAGACGGTCGCATGTTTAGGAAGTCACACGGTGTACCATCCGGTACTTTCTTTACCTCTCTAATCGACTCGATCTGCAACCACATTCTTGTTGAGTATCTTTTCAATTGTCAAGATGCAACCCCTATCAACTTGAAAGTGCTCGGCGACGACTCAGCAGCTAGGTGTAAAACCAGCTTTTCCTTGGAACAGGCAGCTCAGGACTGTAAACCAATGCTGATGACTCTCCAACCCGACAAATGCGAAAATACGACAGACCCTTCAGACTTCAAGCTTCTTGGAACAAAATACAGCAACGGTCATCAACACCGAACTGAAGAAGAATGGTTTAAACTCGCTTTGTACCCTGAACAACCCCCTCCAGATGTGCAAACATCAATGACACGACTGGTTGGCCTATGGCTAGGCGGTGCAATGTTTTCGACACGATTCAACGAATTCTTCGAGTTTTTTCAGACTTGTTACGAATGTCCGACGAACGGTTGGTTTTCAAAAGACCAGCGACGTTGGCTCGAAATCATCTACGGCACCACAAAGACCCCAAGAGGTTGGACAACATCCGATAGCCTCTTCTGGAAATCCATCTTTTATGTGTTCCGATAAATCATGGTTCGAACTCCGTTCAACC